CCTCCATCGCCTTGGACGGTATACCATACAAGCGGGCCAGCTTCGCTTCCAATGGTTGCCGAGAGTATGTGCGAATTAACTCTTGTCCGTCTATAAAAGGGGAATCTTCGGTCCAAAAATAATAAATGCGGCAGTCCGGCCAATTGTGACAAATTTGCTCAGTAGGTAATTCCCTACCAATAATATCGCTATACCTGGACTGCACAGTCTCTGCACCCTTGAGCAAACTGTTGATCAGAGGTGTCCAGCCTTGCAAGGTTGTGAAAGTAAGGATCAAACGCCCGTGGTAATCCACCGTGCGTCCAAGCAATGTATTGAAGATACCTTCGGGAACCTCCTCATCCAGGTGGATGGCGTGTGCAGACCAACCCTCGAATATCTGAGGGTCTGCCATGTACTGCCTATAATTGTTAAAATATATCGTACTTCCACGCTCTGCACCTGGTGTGGTAGGCGGTAAGATTGCTTTGGCAGAGTTAAACCCATTCTTTTGGTTGTACTGCAAACTATGGTTCTCGCTCTTCTTCTTTGCCCGCTTGTAGCGTGCTGGTAAGTTTTGCCAAATATACTTCTGTGCATCCGTTATGCTTCGCTCCTCCGTGACATGCATCGAGCGAATCTCTGCTTCGGGGATGGACTGTGCCAAATGTACCAGCATACGGGAAGCGAACATCGTCTTGGAGCTACGGTTGCCGCCGAGGATCACATGGATTTTCGTATCCTTCCAATTCTCCATCACCCTACGCCACCCAGGAAGAGTCCAACCCCATTGGATTGGATCTTCCTTCTCGCTATTTGGTTGATCGATCAGCAAGCGACTAAGCATCTCTGCACGCTCCGGCGGAAGAGCATCGATCTCTTCCTCGGATAACGCACACTCTAAATCGCCCTTGGTAAACCGCAAATCATTCGTCCACGGGATACCGAAGTTCGCGTCTATCTCATCTGCATAGGTGAACTTAGGCATAATTCTAATTGGTCAGGTAATTTCTCTTCTCCTGATTGGATTTTAAAATATCGATGCAAGGTATCAGTCATCTTAGGGCCGCGAAACCACCCTGTTCCATCACATGACTCAGCGCCTAATTCTTTACATCTTAGTAAATTTTTTAATGAATTTATAGCTCCGACATGAACTCGATCAAATGCATCTGTCCACATAGTGAGGTTGCGAAGTTTCCATTCCATTGTGCCTCCAATAAAGACTACATCAGCTTCACTTGGAACATCGGCTGGTGTCATTCCATCCTGTACGCAAAAAGACCAAGATAAATCGTAAGATTGTGTAAGCATTGGATACCACTTGTCCCACATACGCTTTGTCTCTTCAGCGTCTCCTACGGAATCAGGTACATTTACAAACCTCGGCTTTACAATTGTTTCATTGTAGTAGTCTAATAGGGTAAGAAAGTTTCTTTCATTCCATTCCTTACCCGAAGACCATACTGCAAACCTCCCATTATCCACAGCGTATGGTATCCAAGGAACAGGTTCCCGAACGGAACCCTTCTCAGGAGTGAATAACCAACCAACAGGATAACCCCTACCCGCCCAATAATGAACGATGCCTTTGGCATTGTTGGATGGCATTACTATCATTCCTTGAGTGTTGGATCAAAGTCAGGGAATTGAAGATTATCCAATGCCTCATCAATTGTAGGAAATACATGGCAAGCGTGGTAGCGAATCCAAGGGGAGTGACTATTGGTCACCACAATGATTTGCTTCTGCAATGACCAAGCAAACATTATCTCCATTGCGGTTCCGTAGCTTGGAAAGTCGCACTTCGCTAGGACAGTATCACAGTCTATGATCCATCGCTTGTCGCGTTTAACTATTTGGTGAGCAGTCTGTTCCCTTCTTTCGTACCCCCGATAATCAACATCGGTAGGTGCGATAGACATGATGTTCTTTTTACGAAGAATCTTTTGGGCGGCTTTACGCCAACGAATACAAGTATCGTCTTGCTCGTAGATGGGTCCAGCTAAGTAGACTAGTCGCGCATCAATCATTAATCACCTCCGCACACATTCCTACTTTGCAGACCTTGACTGACTCCAGGGTTATATGATCGGGAAAACGATTTTCGGATAACCTCAAGAAGATGTGCCGAGCTATAGCTTCCGCTGTAGTTTGCTCCATAAACTCATTAAGGTAAGAGTGATCGAGGTATCCAATGATATGCTTGCACTTCTTCTTGAACTCACCTTGTTCCATTAACCAACCATAGCGAGGGTCAGGCTTACCACTAATGGTCACAAATACTTCGTGACTATGTCCGTGGATAGTGGCGTTTTCTTTACCAATACCATCTAAGCGATGTGCCGCTTCAAATGTGAATCGTTCCGTTACTTTAGTTTTCATTTGAACTTCCTCAACTTGTCCTGGTCCAACGCATAGCCCACGCCATGACCAAGGTCTTTCTTATTTTCCTCCTTGATGAGTTCGTGCTTCCACGCCCATCCCTTAAAATCCAAAGTGCTTCCATCCACCACGCACAGCACATACACATCCACATCGGGGTTTACCTTGAGTGTGCTGAGTAGCCTAGCACTCTTGTGCTTGGACGCTTTCACATCATAACGCTTTCCGCTCGCCATCACCCCATCCGCAGACCCGCTCCTTGGGGTCAGGCCAAGATCGGGGAATACATTCATCTTCTTAGCAAACCCATACTCCGCCATCATGCCCATCACATCCGCTTCCGCGCCATCGTGGCTACCCATCTTCGCATCACGCACCCCATTCCCACGGGCAATGAGACTACGCATCCGCCCAACCATTTGGCAGACCTGTACCTCATCGGGCTGGAGACTAATCAGCATTCTTTACGAATACGCCATCAACCATTTTGCCTTTTCTATCTTTGATATCTCGATATGCGGAAAGTAGGCAGTCCCCTAGCGTTACTCCATTTCGAGTACATATATTAATTAAAACAACCAATATATCCCCTATATCATCAAGTAGGCATTCATCTTTGCATACAGAGTCACTTAATTCGCCAACCTCTTGAATTAACTTCAAAACCTGATCCTTATCAGTAGAACCCTTAATTAGGTTCCGCTCTATATGCCATTTCTCAACTTTTATTATTATATTTTCCATAAATATTCATCCCCTCGCTAATATCTCCATCCCTATGATGATCGCGTCTTCGAGCGTTTGGCACGGGATTTCTTCTTTACCAATTGCCCATCCCTCCGTATCCGTTCCAATGTCTCTTGGTCTAATTTCAAGCATTGGGGACCCAGCTTTTTCAAGTCGCACCGTGGTAATTCTTGTGCTGATTCGGGTATCGCTCTCCCGTATTTTCTCCAAAATATCGGATGATATCCCGGTGGTACGCGCTGACTCACTTGTCATCTTTCTCTGCGAGCTTCTTCTTTAACTCAGCAATCTCCTCGCGTAACTCCTCGTTTACCTTGATTAAGCGTGCCACCCATTGCGGCCAACTCTCCACCTTCTCCCCTGTTGGTTTGTATATATTCATTCGTCCTCCTCTAGGTCGATCTCGCTATCAAACTCGAAAACATCTTCTTCCAGCCACTCGTTCAGCCCCTCCATTACTGCCTTTGCGATGGCATACTCATCGAGGTCGCACTCCGCATCCCAGCGATTAACGAGCATTTTCGCCTCATGTCTGATCTGATCTTTTGGGTCTTGCATAATTCATATAGTCCGAAACGCCTTGCCCGATGGGCATCTGCCTGGGTGTGGTACTGCGGGTTACGAGAATATTCCCATCCTTATCCTTGATATTCCTGCCATTCTTATCGCGGTATGTGCGTAAAAGCTGGGTGTTTCCCCAAAACTTATGCCACCCATCCGCCACCTCTGCGTAGCTTGGCCAATTACGGAAGAAGCAATCCCAATCCGATACCTCGTATTGCTCGTTATTCTGCATCCTCCTCCTCGCATTCGTCATGCTCGTGCTTATCCTCCAAGTCGCATTCCTCTCCGCAATGCACGCAGAGAAAGCGCAACGGGTAACTTTGGTATCCTAAGAACTCACTCATCTTCTAAATTCACAAATTGGTTAATCAAATCGGAATGAAACCCCACGCCTACCAGCAGTACGCGGATCGCTTTGAGCGTCTGTTCAATGTCGCTCCCTTCGGGGATCTCCGCAGATAGCGTTACCTCGCAATGACTAATCGTTATCTTCATTCATTTTCCTCCATAAAGTCTTCCACGCTAGTTCTGCTGTTTGTGGGACGACTCCGTTTCCCAGGAGCCTAAGTCGCTGGTTCCGATAGGTATTCCCATCAGACATTCCACCCAATCGGGTGATAGTTGTTCGCGGTGGCTCCCATTCGTGCTGAGACTCTCCTGGTCTTGACGGCCAGCGTACTTCTTCGCTTCCTCCGCTAATACCCTCCCTCCCGTTCCGGGCTTGCGACTCCCGGGGTTCCCGGCTCGCGGTGTGGGCCAAGATATAAACTCTTTTCCTTTGGTGCGGAGCGCCAACTTCTTCCGCTGAGAATATTCCCCACGCACATTTAAAACCATCTTCTTCCAAGTCGCTGATGACCGTGGAGAGTCCAAGCGATATGTGTCCTTCGACATTTTCGGCGAAAATCCATTGAACTCCAATTGTCCTGGCGTGTTCTCTAATTCTTGGCCACAAGTGCCTTGGGTCGTTTTCTCCCTTTCTTTTCCCGACACTACTGAACGGTTGGCATGGATATCCACAAGTGAGGCCGTGTACCTTTCCGTGAAATTCTGCTGACGGGAAGGTCGCAAGGTCTGTCCATATTGGAGCAGAATCGAGTCTCCCTTCTTCAATCTCTTTAACCAATACTGCTTGGACATATGTTTCCCGTTCGCAGTAACAGACTGTTCTAACATCCATGCCCGCTCTTCGGATACCCCGCTCCAAACCTCCGTATCCTGTACAAAAGCTGATAATGTTTTGGGTATTATCCACATTCCTTCTCCTCCATCTTCTTCACCGCATTCTCTATCCCTTCCCGCATAGCGATATTCACATAGTCCTCGTCTGTCGCACTCTCCTTGCCCCACTTTACCAGCATGGCATGGGTGTCGTCCTCCATCTCTAAATCCATCTCCACATACTCAACCTCACGGGTGTCCGTGATGCGGATAATAGGTAAATCCTTTACACGATCTCCCATACTCCACGCTCTCCCTCGCGTACTCGCAACTCATCCCCTATCCAATACTTCCCCGGTTTGCATCGCACCTTCCCGTGCGTGCCATCCCGAAACTCAATCAACCGTAAAAACTTATTACCAGGGATCGCATACACCTTCGCTAACCGCGCTTCCCCAGGAACCTCCCGCACCTCAACCTTGGGCTTCTTCGCTTCCTCGATCATCGCATCCACTTCCGCGATCTCCTCCTCCACGACCTTCTCCCCGTTTAACTCCCTAAGTTTAAGCACCATCTTCCGAGAGATACGGTTGCCATGAACGCAAGTACGCATGGTGGAACGCTTAATCCCCATCATATTCGCAAATTCATCACGACTAATCCCAACCTTTCGCAAGATTGCCATACATTCCTTACCATCCATTTTTTCCGCCATGTCTCCCTTTTGTAGTTTTTTGTAGCCTAGTCAAATAAAATAATATAAAAAACGCTACATGCCACGAGGAATACCCAAAAAGCTCAAACCCTTTGATGCAAAATTGAAGGACAAAGTACTAACCTCCGCCGCTCGTATAGCCGCAAGACAATCAACTCCCAAAGAAGAGGCACAGAATATGGAACTATCAACAGGCCAGGAAGAACACAGGCTACGAATACACAACGCCTTAAAGTACGGCATGAAGATGACCGAGCAACAATTCCTCTCAGAAGTACAAAAGAAGCTCCAGCATATGGTCGCAGACTCCCTAAACGACCTACACGACTCCATAGAGCAAATACCACCTCAGAATAAAGCCTATGCTGTAGGTATGCTCTTCGATAAACTCATGACCATATCCGGCAGACCCACAAACATCACCGCATCTGCCAATGTCAAACTAGGCTCCTCCGATATGTCACCCGACCAAGTACGCAACATCCTTAAAAAAGGTGTGAAAAACCTACCAAAAGATGCATCCACCGAAAAAGTAATCGATATAGAAGACGCAGAAACCACAGAGATCCATGAGGAAGTCCACACTAGCTCCAAAGATTAAGGAACTAAGGAATAAAGGTTACTCATATAGAGACATCGAAAACGCACTAGGTTGCTCAAGATCAATCGTCTGCTACCACCTGACACCCGGACAAAAACAAAAAACTAAAGAGCGAAGAAAAAAAGTACCCTACAATACATACCTACATGTAAAACGAACATCGCACTTCCAAAACCCCATAGTCCGTACACAAGCAAAACTTAACCCCAAACCCATACTAACCCAAAGACAAGTGTCCAAAGCAATTTCTGATAAAGCATATAGGTTCCAAAAGGATGCCAAGTTTACACATAAAGATATACACGCAAAGTATGGCGACCACTTCCAATGCGCACTAACAGGAAGACCACTATCCTGGAATAATCCACAGGAATATGAATATGACCATATCCTCCCCGTAGCTCGTGGCGGTAATAATACCATAGAAAACCTCCAAATCGTCTGTGCAGATGCAAATCGTGCGAAAAGCGACCTGACCGAAGACGAGTTCCTCGACCTCTGCAAAGAAGTAGTCCTGCATGCCGGATACAAAATATGGAAACCCTCCGGCTCCTACCACTCCAATAAACATTTATAGGTATTGCGGCGGGGTTTGCGTTGTGGCCCTGGTTACTTTCATCGCCTGTCTCGTAACCGCATAAAAGCGAGACAACCCTTTCTGCATCCTACAGCATGCATATTTAACGCTACATAACGCTACACCCACGGATCGATCCTCGATCACCGCTTTGCGCACCCTATACCATGCACGGGGGCAACTCCAACGGGGGGCGGAAAACGCGGTACGCTGGGGGGCTTATGGCGAAAAAAGTTGTGCGGGGTGTGATGATAATACAGAAAAACGCGGACGCGTCGGCGCACCCCCGCCCCCCCCCGCCTGGACGCGCAAAGACTTAGACGCGCAATCGGCACAGTAGACTTTGAGTCTCTTGCTAATCGCGATATCTAAGCGGGAAACGGGGAACCGGTACGGGGAAAGCGGGAACGGCGGGCCGCGTTTGCCAGGAAAGCGGGACCGGGAAACGGTGGCCGCGTGGCGTGGGCCGGGCAAACGGTTTTGCGGTCCCGGCGTGGACTGAAAAAAGCCGCATCCGAGTAGAAATGAATCACAACGCGGTTGCCACGCGGACCCGGTTTTCCCCGTTTACGCTATTGCAAGTCTCTTGCATTTACGCGGGTCCCGGTTTTCCCGGCCTACGGTTTTGCCCGGTACGGTGAACGGTGGCCAATTGGCCGGGGACCGGCCCGTGGCCCGCGTACCGCGTACCGCGTAGGGTAGTGTTTATGTGGGTAAAAGCATATTGTGTATTTTTGTGTTTTTTGTGTTTGACGGGGTGTTTTTAATGTGCGAAGACTAGGACATGCCCGGATGGACCGGGTTGTAACAAAAGGTAAATAGATGAAAAGTAACGAAAGAGAATTATTAGCATTGTATGAAGAAATCTTCATTCATGGGACCAGCTACAAACAATTATTAATAGATGGATTCAAAATAGATGAAATCAATTTCACATTGCGCCGCGGCGGTTTAGAAAATTTACGGTTGCGCCATTGCGTCAAATTAATCCGGGCCGCAAGATCATGAAAACAATTGAAGCTCCTAAACTTTCCACGCCGGGCAAAATTGACTTGGCCCGGCTAGCGCTAGCCGGGGACTTGCCCGGCTTGTCTAAAGCTATTGATTTGATACCGGGGGACCCATCAAAGGTAAACACTACTAAGTACTTCGCCACCCGGTTTTTAGAGTGGTTCCTTGACCGTTCCGGCCCGGTCCCGTTTTCGGTCTTTATGGCGCAAGGAAACAGCAAACTACCGTTTTATGCATTTTCGAGTTTGCCCGGCTTTGATTGTCCCGGCGCTGGCGCTTGTTTGTACGGGGACAACGAATACACGCCGGATAATTTCGGCAAGGGGTGGTGTTACTCTTTCAAGGGCTGGCGCTATCCGGCGGCGTTTTTTAGACAATTGCAAAATTCTCTTTTGCTACGGGACCAAGCGGGCCGGGCTTTGATTGCCAGCCAATTCCATGAAATACCAGCGGGCCGGACCTTGCGCTTATATGTGGACGGGGACTTTGCCAGCTTGGAAATTTTGCGCTTTTGGATGGACCTGTGCCACGCAAGGCCGGATATAAAAATTGCTGGCCGGGACGGGGTGGCCGGGTATGGCTATTCTAAAAGCTGGAAACTATTCATTGAATTGGACCGTGCGGGGTACAAATGGCCCGCAAATTACTTGCTAAATGTTTCCAGCGGGTCCCGGTACGGGGACAAGGAAAAGCGCGAGGTATTGCAATTGGATTGCACGCGGGGTGAATTTGTCGCGGTCCCGGTGGCCCGCAAATTTATTAAAGCGCGGAGCTATCAAGACAAGGACAAGCCAATGTCTAAAGAATACCGGGCCGCCGTGCTGGAAAAGCTAAAAGAAATGGGTCATGAGAAGCGCTTTGCATGTCCGGGAAACTGTGGCAATTGCATTGCCAATAAAAGGCATGCTTGCGGCGAAGGCCGTTTACGCGGCGTTGTCATTGGCATTGGCATTCATAGCGTCAAAGGATAAGAGAAACGCATGAATAAGGAACAAATAAGAGTTTTACTTGGCCAGCTTATCCAATTGCAAGAAATGCTAAACGCTATGGAACGGGACGGTTTCACATGGGAAACGGTACAAACCATAAAAGACAATTTGCGGCTGGTTATCATGGACCTTGAAAAGTCTTTAGATTGATACGGCCCGCACATGCGATAAACGCGGCTATTTTTTATAATAACATAATACAAAAGGTAACAAATGATGACACTACACTACGCAATTGCGCTGGTAATATGGACCCCGTGGGTCCTGGCTGGCGCTTGGTTCTTAATCCAGCACATAAGAGAAAGGGGGGCCAAATGATTGAGCGAATACTTTACGGGACCCGCAAGGGCGCGCCAGCCTGGCAAGAGGAAATAATAACAAACCAGGAAAAGCGCTTTGATGAGGCTAAGGCCTGGGCAAAGAGAAACGGTTTTGATCGTTTCCGTGTGGCCGAGATTGATCTTACCGTGGCCCCGGATTTTACAAAAGCGATAAGGGGGGCCAAGTGAAACACGCAAGCGACATCTTCCCGCAAGCTCTTGCGGAGCTACTCGCGATTGGCGACAAAGCACGCCAGCAACGAGAAACGCGGGCAAGTGATACGAGACAACGCGATACGAGAAACGGAGGCCGAGAAACGGCCCGCGTATCGCGTAAGCGCGCAAGGCAAATGACTTTACCATTAATAACGAAAGGATAAAAACGATGAACCAAACAAAAGAGAAACGCGCCACATTCACGCCCGGACCTTGGGTGATATCATGCATTGATGGAGTCGAGGATTCCCTCATGGTAGGGGGCGGAGATGATGGAAGCGATATTGTCGCTGATATCCGCACATATGAGAATGAAATCCTAAACATACAAGCGGAGCTTTATGACCATATTCCAGCAATGCGTTCACGCGCCCATGTGAGTGGTGATTGCACCGAAAGTATAGACAAAGACGCGAAAGAAACAGAGGAACACCTAGCGGAGCTTGATAGGCTAGAGAAAGAAGCACGCGCCAACGCGCGATTGATCGCGGCGGCTCCGGCGATGTACGAGGTTCTGCAAGAACTAGCGGAGTCTATGGAGCTTGCGAAGAATTATGGATACGAGAAAGAGCATGCGATGATTCAAGAGGTTCTCGCCAAAGTAGAGGGGGGTGAGGGATGAGCGATAACAGGATACATTGGATTATTGAAAAGCTCTTTATGATGAGAAAAGACGAAGATTATGTTTTATCTCAAGGATATTCTCGCGAAGAAATCGAAGAGGCGAAGGAGTGGTATCATAATGGCGAGAAACTCACCATTCGCACGAGAAGAGAAAGCGAAGGTATTCACCATGACTAAACAAACTGACAACGATATGATCCCGCGTCTCGCGCTTGGGCTGGCCATCTTCGTGGCCATGCGTTTCGCGCCCAAGGTGATCGCGTGGTGGAACAAGAGAAAGGAGAAAACGATATGAGCGAATTACAAAAAGCAATTGAAGCTGTAAGGTTACATCAAGAACCCGGCTACCTACCATCCACCAATTTAGTGTTAGCTATTGCAAATAAATTTCGGATTGAGCCGGACCTCATCATGCTTCCATTTATTAACGAAGAGAACGCAAGACCTATTAAGTCACTAACCATTAGAGAAATGGCAGAGAGGCAAGGTAAGGACGGAAAACGGGCAAGGAGATTCTTGCGTAATGGTTTAGATTCCATGCTGGACTATAACGAACAAGTAAAGAACCCATCTGTCGGAAAGAATGGGAGAAAGGAGAAAGCTATATGAATATTGATGAACTCATAGAAGCACATGATTTGCTACATATTGCAATTTGTGAAAAGAGAAACGGTGAGGAAAGAGATGGTATTTTACTCGATGGCCTCAAGATATTAGAAAAATTCATGGGATGCATCTATGAGTTAAACGAAACAGCAGAGGTTTACCTGGAGTCTGATAATATCCAGCAAGCAAACGCACTCATTCGTTTAGGTTATGCAGAGATTGATCCCAATGATGAGCGTAAAATCATTAAGAGAAAGGAGCTTCAACCCCGTACCCCTCGTTAAAATCGTTTTGATTTAAAACATGGGTGTTACCCCTCGTAAGAGATAAAAACGCCATATAACGCCTCGTAGGGTAGCTTACGGGGCGTTTTTGTGTACTCATGTAGGTTGATGTAGTTACCACAACGCCTTCTTGATCTCTTTCCCGTCATTCAGCACAGGAGAAACGGAAAGATTGAAGCGCCCACTCGCGGGAGCGAAGTCCATCTTGGTTGCCATGCTTTCCCCATTTCGGTTCTTCGCCACATTGAAGTGTATCTTTCGTAGGTTATGGTCCTCTCCGTCATCATCGCGGGATAGGAGAAACACGCAGTCAGCATCTTGTTCGATGGATCCACTCTCGCGAAGGTCCGAGATCACGGGTTTACGGTTCTGTGACTCCAAGGCTCGATTCAATTGGCTAAGTGCGAGAATCGGAACCCCTAGTTCCATCGCTGTTTGCTTGAGGGTACGAGAAATGTGGCTCACCTCTTGCACGCGGGAGTCATGCCCAGGTGCGGAGAGTAGCTGGAGGTAATCGATCACCGCGAGGCCAACCTGGCCTTGAATTACCTCTTGGGCGAGAAACGCACGGAAAGAATCCACCGTGGCCGAGCTATCATCCTTGAATGTGATCGGCCAACCACGCATACGGTTCTTACTTTCCTCCAGCTTTCGCCTGTCCTCCGCAGTTAGGTCACCCTTTTGGCGCGGGCGGGCAACGCCACTATCGTGGCAGAGCAACCGCCCACTACATTCTGCCGCTCCCATCTCTAGGGATGCATACGCTACCCGCAGACCATGCTTCGCAATTCTGTGAGAAAGCTGAACTGCGAAAGCGGACTTCCCTACTCCCGGACGGGCGGCTAGGACATACAACGCACCTGGACGGAATCCACCGCCAAGAATGAGGTCGAGCTTATTGAATCCTGTGGATACCGCAGAGGAGTCTCCCGCATCGATGGCGAGAAACTCCGAGTATGCTTCATTGGCGGCACTCGCCACCTTCACTTGTCCCCTACCCTTGGTTAATGCTTTGGCCACCCTCGTGTTAAATCCGCCAGCGATTTCCTCCGCGCTCTTTCCCTCTTTGACTTCGTCCTGGGCATAGAAGATTGCACGCTCCACACTACGGAGGTTGCGTGCTTCCACGAGGATATCGATGTATCGATCAATCGATCCACCGCCGTAGCATTCTGCGAGTTCCAGCGCTTCGAGCTTGGCATCGGGCAAATGCATAGCCACATCAATTTCATTGATTGGGCTGTGGGTAACAACGAGGTCGAAGATCCGAGAATGCAGAGGGTTGACGAAGTCATCCGCAGTTAAGCGTTCTATCGCTTTGGAGGCGGAGCCTCCCGCAACATCGCGAAGGCAGGCAGAGAGTACTGCTTTTTCTGCTAATGAGAAATCCATCAGATGACTTTCTCGATAATCGAGGATGTGCGTCTCGCGTTAGGGAACTTATCCGCCAACCACGATCTGCACGCATTGCGGTAAGTAGCTATCCAATCAGCATAGGTGTGTCCCTTGCTTACCGCCCAATCCGTGAACGCGATCACCGCTTTCTCGTGATCGAGTCCAGCCGCCTCGGATATCTCCCGTGGTGGATCAAAATTATCGGGCAATGAATGCTTCTGCTTTTTCCTCTTAGAATTAGCACAATCATTTCCACGATTAGTGGAAGCACGACTATTGTTAGGAGTTAATCTATGATTAACGACTACTTCGCGCCCGCGCGAGGCACGCCCCAAATACTCCACTAGAAGTGGAACAATGGTGGAAACGGCAGACACGCCAAAAGTTTCACAATACTCCTCTAATTCATCCTTAATCCACTTAGGAATCTTGAGCCTCAACTCGACTTTTTCTGTGTCTTTTTTGTTCATTCACCACCTCCTAACAAGGCACAAAAGACCGCAATTAAGAGCCATAAAAAACCAGCAACTGAGGCCACAAAAACAGCCCCATATATTAGCATTTCGTGTAACTTCATTGCACTAAATGATGCCTCAGAATGAGAATCGCATCTGCTGTTTTGAGGGTTAATCCTTTGGTGTTTGGGAAGAACTGCTTGGCGTGGTTCATCAGTACTTTCTTACGCTTATCTCCTGACAATCCTTTCAGCCCACTCAGCCCCTTCTGCCACTCCTGTGGACGCACCAGGGTGAATGGGATCTTAGCCATACGCATAACGCCTTCCAAGAATCCGCAACTCTTTCCGAGCTTGAACCCAACCGAGCTAGGTATGTTCCTACCAGCAAAGGGCGGGACCAACTCGATGACCGCCTCGATGCTCGTCACATCGGGGTGATCCACCAAGTCCTGGATGTGTTCCACAAACTCGAAATCCTCATCCAACCTGTGCAGATTAATACTGCGGAGTCCGCCCCAAGCGATGGCATAGCCACCACTCTTGCCGGGGTCTATTCCGATAGTGATCTTCATCCTTCGCAATCCTCCTCGAAATGTATGCACACATCGGGGTCTGCCACGCAGTCCAGGTTCTCACCCTTTAAGTGGGCCACGATCTGTACGCACACACATTGCAACACATGCACCGCATGCACCAAGTTCTCGTCTCCACCTTTCACCTTACTCAACGCATCCGCTGAGTTCGCCAACGCTGTTTCCATTTTATCAATGCTCATTCTTCGCCAATCTCCTTTTCTTTTTTCTTTCGTTATGTTCCTGTACCTTCTTTGTGTTGTACTGCTTCATCGCCCAAGCCATGTCCGCAATGTCGTACATGCGTCTGTTTCCCACGAACTGACAATCCACCTTGAACTGATTCAGTATTGAGTAGATGAAGCTACGACTTACACCGAAGTGTTCTGCCATCTCCTTGATGGTTAAGCGGTTACGCTTGAGGTTAACCCGCAAGTCAACATCCACCTGAGTTACCTCATCCGTATAACCTGGGTAAACACCGCTAGATACACATTCGTTCCAAAGTGTACACGCCTTGTACATTGCATGGGTTTGTTTCTCGATCTCTGCCGCAGAAACCTTATAGGCCGCAGTCAGATAAGGAGCTTTCTTCTCCACCGCTAAGAATATAAAAGTGTTGGGCTTCTCGCCCGCCAATCTTAATCCCTCTAAGTACCACGCTACTTGGAACGAGTAACCAAATTGGCGCACGCTTTTGGAAAACCCACGCTCGCTTGCATCCATAGTGCTTTTCAAATCAATCACCACACCCGCGCCGGGAGAGTACAAGTCAGGGCGAACCTTGCACTTCACACCCTCGCACTCAAAGTACGCAGTCCCTTCCACGATGGATTCCGTTCTCCCCAAGTGTTCCTTGAGGATCGGATGATCCAATGCAGAACCCGCCATCTCAACCACCATCTGATAGTCGCTACGATTTAACCACTTAACATGTGGCTCCTCCGATTGCATCTCTGCAAAGATTTCTTTGTAGTGATTCGTCAGCGGAGACTTACCATCTATCTGCTCAGGCTTGCACGCAAAGTCCGTCTCGAACCTCGCGGGTTCCAATGTAGCAGTATGAAACGCATCACCGATAATAAGCGCTGGTGTAGCTTCACCTGGATTCTCGCGGTCATACTTCACCTTGGCTGGGCATTGCGTAAGGAGGCTCCACGCAGTCGAGCGAGATAACTCGCCCGACCCGTGGTACGCTTCATTCGATATGTCTGTAATTAACATACGACTGTATCCTTTTTTAATACAGGGTACTCGTCTTCGATACCTTCCAGCATCGCACGAATCTCCCAATCGCAATCACGCCATTGCTTTATCCTCTTCACCGCATGGGTGACGCTAGTGTGATCACGCTTGAATTTGCGACCCACTACCACTTGAGTATTGCCCATAGCATATGCATAGAACATAGCGATCTGCCGAGCTAGGGCGGTACGCTTCAGCCGAGAACGCGAATCCAGGGCCTCTAGCGATACACCCATGCGCTCGCAGATAATCTTTTTAATCTTACCAATAGACATCAGAATGGCTCCTCTTCTTCTCCGGCTTCCTCTTGTACAGGTTCTTGTACAGGTGCGGGTGCATCCTCGAAGGGATCTCCGCCATCATAGAGTGCCGCCAGGTTAACTTTTAGGTTCTTTACCGCCTCGTTAATCTCATCGGCACGCTTCTTCGGTGGCTTCGGAGTCATCGCATAAGTAGTCTCCAAACCCTCACCGCTTTTGGTGATAGAGATATCATACTTGCGTGGGTCACCCCAATCCTCCGCATCACTTGCCAATGCCATCAACTCGCGCTTCAGACCAGCCTGTGTAAGCTCAAGAATTTGAATGCGTGATTCTTTATAGTTCCATACCAATATCGCAAAGAACTCCTTCGGACGCTCCTCGAATGTGCGTGGTGCATCATCGCCCACTCTCCAGCGATGTGGCTGGCGTTTACCCTCGTCATTCGTGGACCAACCAAGCATGCCTTGGATGAATCCACCATCATCGCCGGAACCCACAATGCGGAACTGATTCGCACCAGGTTGTAGTTTCATATAATTGCCACCCGCATCGGCGGATGACTTCACTTCTGTGATACCATCTAGGAATCCCATATCATTTTCTCCTTGTGTTATGTGTTTTTTGTGTGTTTATGTGTTGGCACTATGCCAAAAAAAGAAGGACTCACCCAACCTGTTAACATTAGATACTCCAAGTATGTCCGTGATCGTGTGAAAGCAATCGCCGCAGACACAGGACTCATGCAAGCTCAAGTCTTTGAGCATGTGCTACACGGTGCGTTAAAGGCGCTGGAAGGCGAAGAAGGACTTCAGTTGCCTGTTCGTCTGAAAGTAGACCGATAAGGTCCTCCACAACTTCCTTGATCGGTAGCACGGTAGGTGCTTCCGCGTAGATTTCTATGTCCGTAGACCCAGGCTCGTGCCTAAATCTTACACCATTATTAGATATTGTAGTAGCCATTAGTGTTTCTTTGTAGTCTGTTTTATTCCATTTATACGCAGAAGTTGTAAGATATTAGCGAGCCTTAGAAGCTAGGCGCTATCTGAGGATTCCCAACATACACTCTGCTAGTCATCTCCACACTTGAGTGGCCAAGCGCACGGCTCGCCACAAATGCGTTATTACCGTTACTCCTCATCACCCGATGCCCGCAATACTTACGCAAGCGATGCACAGGTCTGAGGTCCACCACTCCACATTCCTCCCGAAGGAACTGCGGAAAGTCTCTCGTAATCCTATCCTCTTGGACATCCACGATTAAACCATCGGACGATGCTATATTCCTGGATAGGATCTTATCCCACCAAGCCGGATCGCATGGGCGGTCTTGCCACTTGCCACCACTCTTAGGCGAATGAATACGGATAAGTTTATTGCCATCAAAATCTTCTTGTAAATCGCCCCACCTCGCACGCTTGATCTCGCTACTACGCAAGCCAAGGCCATACGCCAATGCGTACATCAACCACATCTGCGGATCGTTAACGATCAGCGCCTCGCACTTCTCCACAATACGCGCCAACTCCTCGCGGTTCGGATCAAACTGCTTCACCTTGATCCCCTGTAAAGGTAACGCCACCCAATTCGCGAATGGGCGGGTGTCGATATTCTGCGAGCGATAGAACATAATCCACCGCTTGGAGAACATCGAGCGTGCTAACCTTACATCGTTCGCACTATGCGTACATACATACCACTCCGGGATACAGCGGTTACCCACGCTCCCCGCGAAGTGTCTTATGTCACATGTTACGGGATCTATCCCCGCACGCACCAAAATGCGGCGCATCGCCACCACATTTTTGCGCTTCGTATCGTCCTTCGGATTACCAGCAGTCAGCCGGGATGACTCGTAAGTCCAAAATAACTCCTCGATCATCGGCCATGACGGGCGGGCTAACTCGTCAGCTACTGCGGATATTCCGTCTCTCGTTATTAGGGTATCGCCGTTCGGTAAGACGGCACGAAGGGGTGTCGTGTTCATCATAGGCCGAATTTGCGTATCTATTTGCGGAGACTTGGTCAATATATTCATGGATTATTCGTGTGATATTTAACACGATCCACGAAAGATTAAGAGTCTCCTGCTCTACCAACTGAGCTACGCCGGCATTTGGGTTATCTTACGCTATCCGCGAATCGATTTACGCACAAAAAACACAATAGACATTCGTGTCAAACTATTAACTAAAAAAGTGCAAAAAAAAAGCGGGGTTGCCCCCGCTTAATAACAAAAGGTAGTTGATGAAAACTACACAGTCTTCACGCTACTCTTTGCCTCTTAGTCTGTCAAGTCGTTGCTTCTCGATCTTCTCTTTGCCAGCCCCAAATCTCCAATAAATATCTTTTCCTACAACAGGGATATACCTGACAAGTTCCTTGCTTTGTTTCCTTAATGCCTCTTCTTTGTCATCAGCCGCGATAACCTTAAACGCTTCATTCACTATAGGCATTGGTGGTGCAAGTACTGCTGTCGCACCTCCAACTAATCCATCACTCTTAGCTTTATATATAGCAAACTTAGATATACCTACCATCTGTAATGCGACATTCATTAATTGATCAGGCACATCTACAGGTCTACCAAGGATCATATCTTTAGTCATATTAACTGCGGCTGTGCCTCCACCAAAAAGCATTGCGAACCTGGCGGCATTCTGCATTCCCTCTTTCGTTGTCTCACGCTTGGCTAATTTCTGCACGATATCCTCACGCAGTACATCGAGTTGTTTAACAAAAAATGTTTTAAGAGAATACGCAAGCCTACCTCCTTTCATATTAAGGTAAGCCGCTGGCATCTCAGATAGCGTAATTGGTTGTGTCTTAGTAAGCCTACTGAATAAATAATGCCGGACATTCTCATTCTGAGAATCACCTCTACGAATTGCGTCCACCAAGTCATCGGTTTCGTTCTCAAAGTATGGCTTATTTTCTTTGATGAATTTCTTGTATGCCTTGGAGTTTTTATTACGCAATTGCCCTTGTGCCTGGCGGAATGCACCACGCAAATTGTTTTCCTTGAGAGCGATATCGAGATTCTTAAATCCTGTAAGCTTGAACAATTTATCCATCGCACCTTTCATTGCACCAGCTTCTGTGAACTCACTTGCTATATCGTTAAGCCCAAAGTCTTTTAACTTAATTTTAGGACCGAATGGCGAGATTGTATTTATCAAACCATTTCGATATGAGTTTAAAGCCAAGTCACCTAACTGTGTAATTGTTGAGTATGGGTTAGCTATTGTTGATGCATAGATAACATTACGAGCTATATTTGTACTCTTACCTATGCGAGCTTCACCACCTTTAAACCTAGTGCTAATTAACTTAGCTACCTCTTGCTGTTGAGCCGGGTCTTTAATCCTCTCTATGTCTTGGAATATACTGCGAGCAGTAGGGTCTTGAGATTTACCAAGGAAGCGGTTCTTATTTACCTTGTAGGTAACATTATCGACATACTTTTGTAGCCCACCAAGGAAGTCATCATAGAATGGTTGCGTATCTTCTGTGATGTTAGATAGTACTCGCTCTTTTTGGAACGAAGCCTTTCCGCTACCACGCAAATTATTA